CGAGGTATTTAATTTAATGAGTAAGTTAAATAAATCACAAACAATTAACATTAATTAAAACAAAACAATGAAAAAAATATTAAAATTAGTATTAGAATTTATATTTGTTGTAATAATATTTGCTCTCTTTTGGGCATCACTTTGGATATTTGCATAATATGAAAAAAGAAAAAAAAGTGCGTCAATATAGATCGCGCCAAGGCAGATCAGATAAACAATATGGATCAAGTATACTTGTATTTGGAATAGCGTTAACTGGCCTAGTAATAAGTTTATTAATAATTAAATTATCATAAATTATGGTTTTACTTGTTGATGCAGACAGCTTAATATTTGCGAGCTGTTATCGTTCAAAATCTGATAACTCAGGAAACGAAAGTATTCATTACGAAGACATAGAAGATTCAATCGTAAAGTTTGACGAGCAATTTATGAAAATTGTAAACGACCTAGAAGAAAAATATGAGATAGACCGTATAATTACATTTAACGGTAGCAAAGGTAATTTTAGAAAACAAATAGCAAAAGATTATAAAGCTAACAGAAAAACAAAAGCTTTGCCCCCCCTGTTAAATGATATGCATAATTATGTAAAAAAAAATTATAACAGCATTTATGCTTATGGAATTGAAACTGATGATTTAGTTGCAAAATATTGGTATACTATAAGTAATGAAATAGGACGTGAAAATGTAATGATTATTTCTTTAGATAAAGACTATAAACAATTTCCAGCATTAATTTATAATTATCATTTTAAACACAAAACAATATTAAACATTAGTAAAGAACAAGCACTATATAATTTTTATGAGCAAATGATTTGCGGAGACACGGCAGACAATGTTCAATTTTTTAGAGGCAAGGGTCCTGCTTTTTCGCGAAAATATTTTAAAGATTGTAAAACTAAATATCAATTCACAAAACAATTATATTTGTTATTCAAAAAAAAATATAAAAGTAAAGCACGCGAAAAATATATTCAGTGTTATACTTTATTAAAACTAAAAGAAAAATGATGAATTTAAAACCAATTGAAATAGCTAATAAAATTATTGAACTATCAGGAATTAATGTTTTTGAAAATTCAAGAAAAAGAAAATATATTGAAGTTAGATCGCTATTAACTTATTTGCTCAGGCATAAATTAAATATGAGATGGACTAACATTGCTTTATTTTATACTAAAAATGGCAAGCCAACTACACACGCAACAACAATTCATTCTTGTGTAGATTATGAAATGCACAAAGCTCATAACAAAAAATTAGAAGAAATAGAAAATATGTTTTTGTTTAAATCAAATTTAGAATATGATGAAATAGACAGAATACATTATTTAGAAAACAAATGTAATAACCTCGAAAAAAAATTACAAAAACCTGTAATAAAATTAATTAATAGTTTGTCAAGTGAAAAAGAAATATGGATAGAAAAAGAAATACCGAAAATTATTAAAGGATGGGAATGGAAAAACAAATTAAACAAAACATAATAATATGAAAAAAAAACAAATAGAATTTAGAGATCCTGTAGTTGAAAGAGTCGTTGACAAATTTATATCACGTTCAGATGTAGGCTTTAAAAAATACGGTGTTACAATGGACCAAGATACATTATCAAAAAAAGAATGGCTTAATCATTTGCAGGAGGAATTAATGGACGCTATATTATATATACAAAAATCAAAAGAAACTTTATGAGTAGTTTTGAAAAAAAGTATAAAAAAATATTATTAGAGTGTATAGGAGAAGGTAACGACTGTAATAACAGAACAGGGGTAAATACATTCAAGCTATTTAATAAATCATTTAATATTAATTTAAATAAAGGTTTCCCAATTGTTACAGGAAAAAAAATATTTTTTGATAAAGCCTTGGCTGAGTTTAGATGGATGTTTGAGGGCAGAACAGATATTTCGTATTTAAACAAACGCAACGTGAAGTGGTGGAACGATTACACTAACACAGATGATTTAGGTAAAGTTTATGGCCATCAAATAAGAAATTATAATAACAATATAGATCAAATAGAATATGTCACTAAAGAGATTAAAAACAATTCTCGTCGAGCTATAATAAATTTATGGAATCCTAGTGATTTGCAAGAGCAAGCATTGCCTTGTTGCTTTACTCAATTTAATTTTGTAAGAGTAAATAATAAATTAAATATGAGTATGAACTTCCGCAGCTCGGATTTATTTTTAGGTTTGCCTTACGATATAATTGTGGGAGCATTATTTTTAATTACAATAGCGGAGCAAACAAATCTTTTACCAAATTATTTAGGTATTAATTTAATTGACGCACATATATATAAACCACATATAGAACAAACATTACAATATTGCAAAAACAAAATACATAAGCTACCGGTTTTACAAGGTAAATACGAAAGCTATAGTTTATTAAATTACAATTGTAATAATTATATTAAAGCAGAACTAATAAAATAATGTATTATATATATCACGTCAGAGGAGTTAAGATTGGCTGCACTACAGATCTTAAGGAAAGGGTAGAAAAAAAACAAGGGTATACAAATTACGATATACTATATACAACAAACAATATACACAAAGCCTCAAAGAAAGAATTAGAGCTACAAGCTAAATACAAATACAAACAAGATAAAAAACCATATAAAGAAATAATTATGAATATTAAAAACAAATTTTACATAACAGACAAAACAGTTACATTAAACAACACCTTTGATAAAGATTTAACCGGCTTTGAATTCCCAGACTATATTACTTATGAGGATAGAAAAATATATTTTACAAAAGAGTTAATTACCTGGATGAAAAATAATAATATCAAATCACAAAATGATAATAAAAGGTATGTATATCGAAATCCCTTTGAAAAAGCGTCCGACAATAAGCCTAAAACAATTTTTGACAACATAAGAAACTGGGCAAAAGTTAGAGATATATATAAAAAAGGTAATTCTCATACTCAATATGTAAAACTACAAGAAGAGTGCGGAGAGTTAGCTAAAGCTATATTAAAGAAAGACAAACCAGAAATTATAGATGCAATAGGTGATATTGTAGTTGTCTTAACAAACTTGGCACATTTTGAAGATTGCACAATCGAAGAATGTATTGAATCAGCTTATAAGGTTATTAGTGAACGTAAAGGTAAAATGATAAATGGCACATTTGTAAAAGATTAAAATAAATAATTTATATTTACTCGTTATATAGTAAAGATTGATTAATCAATAATATTTCAATTATGCAAATTAAAAATGGCAATGCTCAATTAAATGAAACTCGAGACGTATTTAATTATAAAGTTTCAAAACTTAATATACTAGGTGATAGTAAAACAATTAAGTGGAATGGACGACGTCGTTTTAGAACAATATAAATTACTATGGATAAACGTAAACAAAATGGAGGAGCTAGAGAAGGTTCAGGCCGACCTAAGAAGGCCGACGAAGTTAAGCTAATAGAAAGATTAGATAATATAATTGACAACGACGAGGTCATTAAAACACTTGGTCAACAAATATTAAAAGGTGATTCAAGAGCGATGTCTTTATATTTTGGTTATAGGTATGGCAAACCAAAAGAATCAGTTGATATAACTTCTTCAAAAGGTTTTAACATAAACTTCAAAGAGCTTATTAAATTTAAGTGATAGAAATAAATAAAAAGTATTCACCAATAACATCTTCTGATTCTCGTTACTTTATTGTTACAGGAGGTAGAGGCTCTGGTAAATCTTTTTCGGTTAATTTATTATTAGTATTACTTACTTATGAAGCAGGCCATACAATTTTATTTACAAGGTTTACTTTAGCTTCCGCTTACATTTCAATTATACCTGAATTTATTGACAAGATTGAAACTTTAAATATTGAAGATGACTTTCATATTACAAAAGATGAAATTATAAATAAACGTTCGGGAAGTAAAATATTATTCAAAGGTATTAAAACCTCCTCAGGAGATCAGACAGCTAATTTAAAATCTTTAACTAACGTAAGTACGTGGGTTATGGATGAGGCCGAAGAATTAGTTGATGAAAGTATATTTGATAAAATAGATTTGTCAGTTAGAAATTTAAAACAACAAAACAGAGTTATACTTATTTTAAATCCTGTTACTAAAGAGCATTGGATTTATTCAAGGTTTTTTGAAGACAAAGCTATTATGGGAGGAACAAATACAACTAAAGATAATATAACTTATATACATACAACTTATTTAGACAACTTAGATAATTTATCAGAAAGCTATTTAAATCAAATTGAATCTATTAAAAGCAGAAGACCGGATAAATACAAACATCAAATGCTCGGTGGTTGGTTAGCAAAAGCAGAGGGAGTTATATTTAGCAATTGGACAATAGGCAAATTTAAAAAAGTAGGTGTTTCTGTATTTGGTCAAGATTATGGATTTGCATCAGACGAATCAACGTTAGTCGAAACTAATATTGATAATCGAAATCGTATTATATATTTAAAAGAATGTTTTTATTTAAAAGGATTAACCACTACTCAAATAGCAGAGCTTAACTTAAAGCATGCTCAAAAAGATTTAATAGTCGGTGATAGTGCTGAGCCCCGCCTATTGTCAGAAATAAAAGCTAAAGGCTGTAATATAGTTAAAGCAATTAAAGGACAAGGATCAATTACTTATGGTATTTCTTTATTACAAGATTATGATTTAGTAGTTGAGGAGAATAGTATTAATTTAATTAAAGAGTTAAATAATTATAGCTGGCTCGAAAAGAAATCAAAAACCCCTCAAGACCGTTTTAATCATTTAATTGACGCTATTCGTTATTCCGTATCTTACCAATTACAAAACCCAAACAGGGGCACTTATTATATTTCTTAAAATAAGTTACAAAATATTTTGTTAATTAAATAAAAAGTATTATATTTACATATAACATTAAAACAAACAACATGAAAAAAGGAGACACATTTAAAGTAACTACGGAATTAAAATTTGGTAAAGGAAAGTTTACAGAGTTAGTAACATGCGTAATGGTTTATAATAATTTTATATTAGGTGATAATGGTTATAAATATCACATTTCAAATTTTCAATAATAATTAAAATTAAATAAAATGATGCAAGCAAAAACACAAAAATTATTAGGAAAGTTTTTATTACTTCCTGAATATGAACGTAAACAAATTATGTCTTGTTTAATAGCTTCAATGCTTTCAGAGGTAAGCCATAATAAAGCAAAAAAAACTTATAACAATATTATAAAAGAATTACAATATGACTGCTGAAGATAATATACATCAAATTAATTATCTTAATGAATCGTTATTGGTTGGTGAAATATTAAAAGAGTGGAATAAAAATAAACCAGAAAACGAAGGTTTAAATATTATTATAAAAGCTTATGCTAAAATGACAATGTATGTTGCTCGATTAAATAATGATATAATAGCAAAAGATATGTTAATTAGCAAATATCGATTTGAAAAAAACAAAGCGTTATACGAATTTAAAGAATTACAAACTAAATACGAACACTTAAAAAATTTAGAATTATGAATTATGATGATTGGCTAGTCCATCAAGAACACGAATTTCGAGGCTGGAATACGCCTGACTATGAATGCCAACACTGTGAAAAACCTATAGACAAAAAAGGTTATTGCAGTGATAATTGTTTTGAGGCAGATATGCTTTAATAATTTTTTTTGTTTAGATAGTCGAGGGCGGTAGAAATACTGCCCTTTTTTTATTATTTTAGTATATTATAAAAACACTAATTAAAAACGTTATATATATATGAAAGTTAACATTACAATACCTACTTCTTTAAGTGATATTACATTAAGACAATATAAAAGATTTTTAAAATTAGATCTTGAAGCTTTACAAGGTAAATTTTTAAATGCTAAAATGATAGAGATATTTTGTAAAATCAAATTAGAACAAGTAATGTTATTAAAGTTAAAAGACTCAAATGAGATTATTGATATTATTAATAAAATGTTTGATGACAAACCAGATCTTGTTAAAAGCTTTAAAATAAATGAAACTGAGTACGGATTTCACCCTCAACTTGATGATTTAAGTTTAGGCGAATATATTGATTTAGATAATTTTATAGGGGACTGGGATAATATGGAAAAAGCAATGAATGTTTTATATCGACCAATCACGGCTCGTTTAAAAGACAAATACTTAATTGATGAATATAAATTAAATGAAAGCGAATTATTATTAGATATGCCAATGGACGCAGCAATGTCCGCTATTTTTTTTTTGTGGAATTTAGGTCTCGACTTGTCGAAAACTATGACGAGTTATTTGGACAATCAGCAGGAGGAGGCCTTGACGGAATATCTCAGTTCGGAAAAAAATGGAGTTGGTATCAATCAATTTATGCTCTCGCTCAAGGAGACATTACAAGATTTAAAAATATCACTGAATTAAATTTTCACGAATGTTTTTTAATGTTATCATTTATGAAAGACAAAAGCGAGTTAGAAGCAAAACAAATTAAAAATAAATTTAAATGAGCCAACAAGGAATAAGAGGGTTTTATCAATTAACAGAAGCTATTAAAGAGCAATTGTTAGAAGATAAAAACATTAACACAGTAACAACAGGAGATATAACAGACGTTAATTTAAACAAACAAGATATTTTTCCTTTAGGTCATATTATTATTAATAGTGTCATTGATGAAGAACAAGTATTAAGATTTAATATTTCTGTTTTAGCGGCTGATATGGTGAACAGATCAAAAGAACCGACTGTTGATAGATTTGCAGGCAATAATAATGTGCAAGATATTTTAAATACTCAATTAGCTGTTTTAAATAGATTAACGCAAAGATTAAGAAAAGGAGATTTATATACAAATATGTATCAATTGCAGGGTACTCCATCGATGGAACCTTTTTATGATAGATTTGAAAACGAACTAGCTGGCTGGACGGTAACTATGGAAGTTTTAATATATAATGATATTAACATTTGCTAATGGAATATATTAATTTTAAAAAATCTGTTCAAATATTTGCTGACATAGTAATTGCGGAGGCTCGTAAAAATTTAGGCAAAAGTGATAACCAAGACGGCAAATTAGCAAACTCTTTATCCTCAAAAGTAATAGCAACTGATTCAGCTTTTATTGTTAAATTTTTTATGGAAAATTATGGTCTGTTTCAAGATCAAGGGGTTAGAGGTGTTGATTCGTATTATGCCGATCAAGTAACAGCCAGTTCCCCTTTTAGTTATAAAAGCAAAGGTGGTAAATTTGGCTTAAAAGGTATGCCTCCTCCGAAAGCATTTGACAAATGGACTGTTCGAAAAGGTTTAGCCCCAAGAGATAAATTAGGAAGATTTTTGCCAAGAAAAACATTAGATTTTTTAATAGCGAGAAGCATATTTAAAAAAGGTATACGAGCAACAAGTTTTTTTAGTGAACCTTTAAAGGAAGTTCAACTTAAATTTGGTGATGAATTTTTAAAAGCAGTAGCAAAAGATATAGAAAACAGAAAACAATAAAATGGCAAATATAGCATTAAGAAACCCACAATATAAATTTATAGAAGTACCCTCATCAGGAGTTCAGTCTGTAGAATGCACAATAACAATAAATACAGTTTTACGTTATACACTTGTAAAAAATGTAAGTCCAAGTACAGGTTGCAATTTTGATATTTCAGAACTTGTTAGAGATTATTTAGATATAACTTATTCATCTACTTACTTAGTAGATACGGTATTAATATCAACTAACCTAAAAAACTATTCAGGATTAAATGCAACAGGTAGTCAAGTAGGTTCAACTGTTAATTATACAGATGTAGGATGGGAAGCCTTTGGATATTTTTCTGAAGCTTCAAATCCTGAAGTTCCATTTACTGTAAATCAT